CGGTCGAATTTCTCCTTGCCGATCGGGACCGGCGTGCCGCCGGGCGCGATGCTCTTGAAGCCCTGGGTGGAGCAGAAGTAGGTCGCCCCGCCGGCATTCACGGCCGAATAGGGCGCGAACATGCCGTCGCTGCTCGAGACCTTGAGGATGTCGAACACCGTGGGCGAGCCCGGATTGAAGGTCATGCTGCGGATGGCGGAATCCTGGAACACGATGCCGTATTGATCGCCGCCCGCGACCCCGCGGGTGAGGCCGCCGTCGGCCAGATCCTGATAGTTGGATTGCGCCGTGACGTTGTCCCAGGTGGTGGTGGCGTTGAGGCCCGACCACTGCACCCGATAGGGAAACGACAGCAGGCCCGAGAGCACCACGAACCGGTTGATGATCGCCACATAGGAGGCCTGCGGCGGTGAGCCGCCGAGATTGGCGAAGGCGGTGGAGCCGGTCAGGTCGAACACCTGCGGGGCGACGTTCCCATGGACCGCGATGACGAAATTGTTGAACTGCACGAACTGCCAGTTGAAGGCCGCGGACAGCGCCGAATAGGCGCTGCCGCCGAGGCTGACGTCGGTCCAGGCGAAGTTGGTGTTGTCGAGCTTGTAAAGACGGGTCGCAGTGCCGGCGAAGGTCGCGATCGAGCCGTCGGCGTTGCGGGCGAAGAAGGTGCCGCGGCAGCCCGCCGGCAGCGGCTGCGACAGCGCGTTGAAATCCGGAAACGGCCCATAGCCGTCGCCGCGCGGCAGCACGTTCTGGATCACGAGCGAGCTCGCGCCCTGGAAGTCGGAGACGTCGGGCCTCCATTCCGGGAATGGCAGGAAGGGCATTGGGGGAGACTCCTTGGATTCTTGTCCAGGCCTACAGCTGGGACCGTTCCAGATTCAGAGAGTGTGGTGCGGCGTTCCTCGCCCCGCGTGCCATCAGGGCGTTTACGCCCGTCTGCGACGGGCTATGGAGAGGGCGACACGCGTTGACCAACAACCCGATCTCGGCCTGGTGAGGGGGCGCTTCCCCAAGCTCAGACTCGCGGAAAGGCCCCCTCATCCCAACCTTCTCCCCGCACGCGGGGAGAAGGAGCCCGCCTTGCGTCCGGGAAAGACTTGGAACCACCGCAAGCTTCGCTGCGCCTACGGCGTCGGGCTCAGCGTGCGGATGGCGCCGGGGCCGCGGGTCTTGTTGCTGAGCGTCTCGATCTCGCCGAACAGCTCGTCGCGGCGCGCCTTCCAGAGCGCGGCGGTGTCGGGGTTGACGGTGTAGGCCTGCGCCTCGGTCAGGGCGCCGAACAAATAGAGGTCGGGATGCTGGCTCATCAGCCAATTGGTGGCGTTGGCGGCGAGCGAAGGAATCTGCTGGAAATAGACCAGCTCGAGCGCGGTATTGCCGGGGTCGAGCGGCATGGTCAGGATGTTGCCGCCCTCGATGGTGAAGACGCGCGGAACGTCGGCCGGCAGATCCGGATAGGCCGCCTGCAGCCACGACGGCTCCACATAGGAGAGCTCCTGGCGCGGATTGCCGGTCCAGGTCAGCCGCCGCCAGGCCAGATAATCGGCCGGCAGCGCCACCACGCCGTTCGTGGGCGTGAGCTCCGCGGTCGCCTCCTGCTGGCGCACCCGCAAGCGCCGGTTGGCACAAGCCTCGAACAGCTGCACGAAGTCGGGCAACAGCGCGGCGAGGTCGGAACGTTGCAGCCAGTTGGTGAGCGCGGTGGTGAGGTCGGTGTAGGTTTGCAGGGGCATGATGCGGGGGTCCTAGGGAAAAAGGCGAATGGCGAGTAGCGAACGGCGAGTAGCGAGTAGTGACTGGCAAGTGGTGATGGGTCGTCGAAAGGCCGCAGCTCTACTATTCTCTATTCGCTATTCGCCACTCGCCATTCGCTTACGCGGTCCGCAAATCCCGCCAATCCGGATCGGCGAGCTTCTTCCGCAGGAACTTGTCCCATTCGTGGGCCGGCATCCCGAACACCGGGACGCCCTCCTCCAGCATCCATTTGAGGAGGATGTTGTTGGGGATGCTGGCGACGTGGCGGCCCCAGTCGCTTTTCTGCGGCTCTTGCCGCAGGCGCTTGTTGTTGTCGATGATGGCTTGGCAATCCTGGAAATGCCGGACCGTGAGATCGCCGTCCTTCAGGGTCAGCTCGACCGCGATGCCGCTCATCAGTAGTCGTCCACGGTCTCGAGCGTCAGCGTGAACACCTCGTTGGCGGCAGGTGTGTAGGCGGCGCGCGCCTCGATGAGGGCATAGATGGTCGTTCCGGCCGGCAGGCGGAGCAGGAATTCCGAGCCGGCCGCGGCGGCGCCCACATCGCAGCAGCCGTCCGTGAAAGCCTTCATGGAGGCGACGTCGATGGCACCGAGATAGTTGGCGGCCTGATTGGACGACCAGGCGCCGCCGTCGCCATTGGCGAGCGTCGGGCTCGCCGCATAGAGATGCACCCGGAAGCTCGCATTGGTGGCGACGCCGCCGCTCTTGGCCAGCCGCACCCGCGTGATGCGGGTCGCACCCGGCATGGAGTTGCCGCCCACCCCGAAGGTCATCGGCACCACCGCTCCGGCGCTGGCCGAATTGGCGACCAATTGGCCGGACGCATAGGCGGTGGTGTTGCTGGGCCGGGTGAAGCTCGCCTGCGGGTTCCAGATCTGCACGTCACTGCTCCCGGATGACGGCGTGGAAGGTCGCCGGGATGTTGCTGCCGGTGGCGCCCGCGGGCGTGAACGAGATGAAATCGCCCTCGTTGACTTGCGCGCTGCCGGCGCTGTTGGACGGCGCATCGCTGGCGCCGGTTCCGGCCGCGCCCGGCGCGACGCTCAAGGCGCCGGTGCCGATATCGGCGCCGCCGTTGACGGCAACCGCGATGGCGGCATTGGCGGTCGTGATGGTGCCTTCGAGCACCGCATAGGTGCGCACCACGCGGCCACGCACCGGCGCCACGCACCAGGCCGCCGCCGGGCTCGTGCCGACGCTTGCGGTCTTGCAGGTGACCACCCACTCGTTGAATGGGCGCACATTGGGAAGGGTCATGGTTTGGGGTCCTTTCAACGAAAAAGGGGCGCCCTTGAAGGCGCCCCGGGGTTTTGTCGATTGGTTGGTGTGAAGTTTCAACTCGAGATGAGCCAACGGTTATTCAGGGTCATGCCCGGGCATAGCCCGGCCATGACGACGGGGAGAGGCTTAGCGCCCCTCACACTCACTACGAGGTCGTATTGTCGAACACGCCGCCGGAGGCCTTTTCGTTGCGGGCCACCAGGGTGTACTCGGACAGGATCTCCTTCCAATCGGAATCGCCGGTCTTGGCGAGCGGAAAGGACACGAACCGGCGCCCGTTGAGATAGGCAACCGCCCACATGTCCATCTGCAGCGCCAGCACGTCGCGCGCCCGCATGAAGCGGTTGGGCGCGATGCGCAGCGTGCCGAAGTCCGACTCGTAGGCATCGACCGCGGCGGTGATCTTCTTGGCCTTGGTGTCCTCGATCGGAGACGCCCGCCCCGTGAAGGTCGAGAACACCTGCTTGTTGAAGCCGCCGGTCATGATCACGTCGGGCTTGCCGCCGGCGTTCCAGACCGATTGCAGCACGGTCTTGAGGTTGGCCTCGGTGAAAATCCGCTGCGTGCCGTCGGTGCGGGTATTGGCCCCCAGCGCCGCCGCCGGATCCGAGCCGCCCGCGCCCTTGCTGGTATTGGTCTTGATCCAGGACAGCACCGAGGCGGAGGTGCGGGCCGTGGCGTCGTTGCCGGACGCCTTGGCCTGGTTGGTGCCGACCAGGATCGCCTCCATGTCGCGCTTGAGCTCGAGGCCCTTGAGCATCTCCTGATAGGCCATCTCGTCATCGCGCCCGGCGTGCTCGACGGCGCGCTGGGTGCCGGTGACGCGCGGCGTCTTGCGCGAGATCTGGCAGATGTTGCCGAGCCGCACCGTCGAGGTGGTGGCGTCGGCCACCGCATCGTCGCCTTCAAGCTGCGCGTTGCCGGTGTTGACGGCAGCGAGCGCCTGGGTTTGCCATTCATGATTCACGGCGGCGGCCTTCTCCTTCTCGATGCCGCTCATGAATGGGGTCTCCGTGGGATCGATTCGGTAGACTACCGGTTGTGTTATCGTCGGGCTCTTTATCCCGACTTCTGCATCTTTCGATGCAGCCCAGACTATATCATCACCTCGCAAAAGGTGCCGCGCGCTCGTGGGCATTTCATCCGTTCTGGATTACTAAACCTAGTCGTTGAACCTTCACCACATCCCTGTGGCGCTTGGCTGCTGATTGCCCAATTCCGAACTTTTCAAACCTTCACGCTTGCCGTTGCCAGCTACGTTGTGGTGCTCGGACTCTAAGGACTTTCCAGCATTTCACGCGGTTTGCTTCGATGCCTTCG